TATCATGAAATTTTTTGATGAGCGAGAACGCAGGGACCCCAGCGAACATCAGGATATTATTTTTGTGTTTGGGTCCAATCTAGCAGGTCGCCATGGCGCAGGAGCCGCCCTATTCGCTCGCTATTGGTATGGAGCACAATTGCGTATTGGTGTTGGACGCACGGGACAGTCGTATGCGATTCCTACGAAGGATGCAGAACTCAATGTGCTGACATTAGATGTTATTCGTTTGCATGTGTGGTTGTTTCTAGACTATGCCAAGAAGCATCCAGAGGAAGAGTTTTTTGTGACACGAATCGGATGCGGTTATGCGGGATACAGTAATCCAGACATTGCCCCCATGTTTCGTGGCGCACCTGAGAATTGTATGTTTGAACAGTCGTGGAAAGAATTTTTAGAATAACTCCCTGTGATGGCAATTGGACGCCGACCTCGCTTCGAACGAGGGCTTTATATGCAGGTTCGAATCCTGTCAGGGAGACCAAATAAAGGACCCTTAGTACATTAGCAGGACACCGCATTGACATTGCGGAGAGACAGGAGCATAACCTGTAGGGTCCACCATAACGCACCGCAAGCTTTAATAGTGAAGCTCTTGGCTTTTAACCATGAGAACACGGGGCAGTACCGTGGCGGTGCACCAATCCCCAATCAAATCAACCACTTATCACCCACTTGACAAACCACCCCGATTCTGTTATAATCTGTTCATGGAATACAAAAGCCGCTACGATGACCCAGAGTACCAGGAGAGAGTGTCAAATCAGATGCTCGCCACCCCCACACTTGAGATAGCTTGCCGTGCCATTATCGACCTTCGGGCCGAATTAATGGAAAGGGGCACCCTCCTCGGAAAAGCTAATGCTAAGATATCAGACCTTCAAAAAGATTCAGATGAGTTGAATGCCTCAAAAAGACTTATCATGAATATGTTTACTGGTGGGAAATTATTCCCAGGAGAACGAACATGATCGAAAAGACATTCCCTACATTATACGGGGTTTCTTCAAAGGGTGTGACGAAGGTGTGGGCAATTCGAGTGCTTGCAGTCGATAAGAACGCTGATGCTGTAGTGATTAAGGTTACACATGGACAGCTTAATGGTAAGATGCAAGTGTCTCCCGAAACAATTCGTGAGGGAAAGAACATCGGAAAAGCCAATGAGACAACGGCATATCAGCAAGCCTGCCTGGAAGCTGAATCGAAATGGAAGAAACAACATGATAAGAATTATACTGAGCACTTGCCTGCGATTGACGCGGGGATGGGAAAGATCACCCTCAAGCTTCTGCCTATGCTGGCACAGAAGTTCAAAGAACGCAAGCACAAGATTGTCTGGCCAGCCTATGTGCAACCGAAGCTGAATGGGGTTCGTTGTCTCGTTGAACGGAAGAATGGAAAGATCACGTATTGGTCGCGCAAATCGAAGCAGTACAAGAATTTTAATCTTTTCATGGATCAGGAATTTCTCAGCATCATGGAAGATGGAGAAATCCTTGATGGGGAAATGTACAATCACGGCGAGGTCACATTCCAAGAGTTGATGTCTCTTATCAAGGACGAAAAGCACCCTGAGATCGACAAACTCAAAAAGTATGTGAAGTTTCATTGCTATGATCGTCCAAGTGCGAAAGGTGGATTCAAAGATCGTTTTGATAGTCTGGAATGGATGAACTGGGTTGATGATGTTATTCAGGGACTTGAGTATTTCAGAATAGTTGACACCTCCAAAGTTCATAATGAAGCAGAAATGCTACATAAGCACGAAGTATTCACCGCCGATGCTTATGAAGGCACGATGGTTCGCTCAGGCGGCGACGAACCCTACAATTTCCAGTACCGAGACAATCAATTGCAGAAGTACAAGGATTTTCTGGATGATGAATTCAAGATCGTCGGAGCAAAAGAGGGAGTTGGATCAGCAGAAGGACAAGCGACTCTCCGTTGTGTGACGAAGGGGGGAAAAGAATTCGATGTCCGTTGCAAGGGGGAAAACGCAGTCCGAGAAGAACAATGGCAGAATTGGAAGTCCTATATAGGGAAAGAGTTGACAGTGCGTTATCAAACGCTGAGTGATGAAGGTATTCCGATTTTCCCAGTGGGGATTGCAATCCGAGATTATGAATAACGACGAACGAGACCTGCTGAATACATATGGGCCCGAAGCAATCTATGGGCCTAGTAGCATGGTAACGATCCAGGAGTTGAGAGACGTGTTGGATTCTGGGTATTGTCCACAGGGACCCTGGAGAACAGATTTGCTAGAGGGGGTTCGGATGTTGAAGAAAGCACCGGCCTGTCCAGTCCACGCTCGAAACGGATTGGCACTCTGCAACAAATGCTGCAAGACGATTCTGTGTATGAAGTGTGATGACATTAGGTGTCAATGTGAATTTATCATGTGAGGTATAGAATGAATGTGGAAGAAAATGAGATCCAGGATCTGAAGGACGACTTGGCGGCTGCACTCAAAGAGAATGCGGTTCTCCAGGCCGAACTTCAAGAGGCTTACCGAGATAGAGGCCTAGAATATGTTGATAATGATAAACCGGTGTTTGAGCAAATGAAGCAGGAACTTGGTTTGTCACATAGAACGATAGGCCAGTTGAAAACAGACCTCGACAACGAGAGGAAATACTATGCGAGTAGCGGTGCCGATTTGATGAGGGCGCTATCAATTCTTAAAAATCTACACTTGAATGGAAAGCCCTCGTGGAGGTTTTTCGAAACGAAGACTGGACAAGATGAATTGTCGTGGGCTAGTGAAAAGCTCAACACACAGATGAGTAAATTTTTTAAGGAGTATGGAGGATAAATCATGATTGATACCAGTGCATACAAGGCATTTGCTCAGACAGAAACCATTTCGGATCTCGATATGAGATTGGAATGGAATCGAATTGGAGACCACCTGAAAGTGGTGCTAGCTAATGGTACACTCTTGTATCAAAGTTCTATTGGCTATGCGTCTCCGCAGTTGTCGGCACGGCAAGTGAAGTGGATTCAGGAGGACTATAACCGAAAGAAGAAAAATTATGTCTTCAAACCCTGACTACCTGCCCATTCCCTTTGCAGAGTGGTATGAGACGAATAAGAAGGAATTGAAAGCCGAACATGCGCTCTCCAACAAAGAGAATAATACGAAGTGCGACGTGTGCAATGGTAAGGGATATCGGGAATGTGATTTGGGACACGAACATGAATGCGGTGAGTGTTATGGAGAGGGAACCATTGATTTGCTGTTTGAGTTTGCGTCCACATCATACATCAATCAGCGTGACGCCGACAAAGTGAAGTATCTTCGATATCAGAAGGAGATGGAAAATGCCAGCTAACGTCTTACAGTCAACGAATGCGCCAATCAAGATTTGGTCTCCAATTCACGAAGTCGAATCTTCGGCACTGGACCAACTCAAGAATACTGCCAGTTTGCCATTTATTTTTAAGCATGTGGCTGTAATGCCCGATGTCCATTATGGAATCGGCGCAACCGTGGGATCTGTTGTGGCAACCAAGGGCGCAATTGTTCCCGCCTGTGTGGGGGTCGATATCGGCTGCGGCATGATGGCTGCAAAGATGCCATTCAAGTCTAAGCGTTTGCCTGATAACTTGCAGGGCTTGTTTGACTCGATATCGAAGGCGGTACCGGTTGGACAGGATATGCACAACTCTGCGGTGGTACCGTTGTGCATGGTAGGTTATGAGTGGTTGCCTGAGAAGATTCAGGACGATCCTATGCGTGTTGTTAAGCAGATGGGAACGCTGGGTGGGGGGAACCACTTCATCGAGGTGTGTCTGGACCTTGAAGAGAATGTCTGGGTGATGTTGCACTCTGGTTCGCGTGGAATCGGCAACAAGATCGGGAACTATTATATCGATCAGGCGAAGAAGATCATGGATGTCGAGCAAGTCAAGTTGCTGGACCCAAACCTCGCCTATTTGCATGATGGGACAGAAATATTCAATGAGTATTGGCGCGACTTGCAGTGGGCCCAGAGATACGCCATGAAGAACCGCGAGACGATGATGGCGTTGGTCATGTGCTCCATTGCAGAGGTGATTTTTGGTGATGCGAACACTGTCATTGCACCTGAACTGACTATTTCATGCCACCATAACTATGCAGAGAGGGAGGATCATTTTGGGGAAAATGTTATTGTTACGCGCAAAGGAGCCGTTCGTGCTCGCGTGGGTGATATGGGCATTATTCCTGGATCGATGGGCACCCGCTCATATATCGTTGAAGGCCTGGGAAACAGCGAGTCGTTCTGTTCGTGCTCACACGGCGCAGGTCGTGTTATGTCACGAGGCAAGGCGAAGAAAGCGTTTACCCTAGAGGATGTCGAGAAGCAGACCGCAGGTATTATGTGCCGTAAGGATGCTGGGATTATTGACGAATTGCCTGGTGCATACAAGTCGATTGATACTGTAATGGAAAATCAATCGGATCTTGTGAAGATCGTAGCACAGTTACGCCAAGTTCTTTGTGTGAAGGGATGAACTTGGTCATCGAAACTCAAGTTGAGGGTGAATGGAAACGGATAAAGGAGTAATTATGCCACTGAAAGATGCACCACAAATTAACTCAGAAGATTATGCAGCCTGTACGCGAGAAGGCCTCTTACAGATCATTCAAGACTTGACAACGAAGGCTTATCATAATCGGCAGTTGTTTGAGTATTCTTGCATGGAACATGTGTATGATTTTCGAGAAGTGGAAATAGAATTGTCCAGGGCGGGAATTCCAGAAGATGATGGGTATAGTTGTTATTCTCCAGGTCAACGAGTCGCACTCTTAGCAAAAAAAGTAACAAAGGAGCAAGTATAATGGAACTAGATCCCCATTTAATGAATCGCCTGGGAAATTGCCAAAACAGGTATCAGAAATTTCACACGTTTAGGCGAGTCGTCTGTGTCTGTTCAGCAGGATTATTACGTTCGCCCACAGCGGCGTTTGTCCTTTCCCAGGAGCCATTCAACTGCAACACACGAGCCGTTGGATTGGTTCCAGAATTTGCACTGGTCCCATTAGATCAGGTGTTACTGGAATGGGCTGATGAATTTGTGTGTATGACGCAAGACCAACAGGAAGCCGTTCAGGAAATGGTCAAATCTATAAGTCTCCCCACTCCAGTTATTTGCCTCGATATTCCAGATAATTTTTCATACCGAGATCCTGAGTTGATGCGTATGATTGTCGAACGATACGCCAAGGCACATGAAAAGGATGCTAAATAGTCATACTATGGCACAAGGCGACCCAATAGTATTCACAATCCGAGATCGTATGGGATGGATCTGTCCAAAGTGTAACAGGAGTAACTCGCCTGATAATTCGACATGCCAATGTAATGGATATTTTATCAACTACCCACCCGTGATTGATAAGCCATGCGAAACCAATCTTCCAGATCCAGCATTCAGACCAACGTGCAAATAATTCATCTTGCATTTTTGCGATGGGTGTGATATAATGATGGACACAATAATTGAGGAGTAATGATGAGTATTAATAGACCACAGACAACTTCAGATCGAGTGAACCAGCTTCTGTCTAAGTCAGAACCTTCATTCACCGGTCAACCCGTGCTCACCCAACTTGATATGGGATTGGCTCTGAATTGGTACTCCCAAAACCGAGAGAAAGAACACTCCCACAAGTATCTCACCGAATATTGCAAAGAACAGAATATTAAAGTCAAAGCACGTCAAATTGAGGCGCAAGTATCCACATTGGGATTCATCTGCCGCATGATATCCCGTGGTGCACGTCTTGATATGAAGTCCACCGGATGGGTCAACCGACACATCGCTGATATGGTGGCATTTGTGGGTGTGTTGCTTGAGGACCCCAAAGAGACACCCGCCGCTCCCCCAAAACCAGCCACAATCCAAGACCGACTTAGAGCCAAATCCAGTGAAATTATTGGCAAATTGGAAGGTGTGGTAGATGAGTTTATCTTATCGGATTTTAAGAAAGTCCCCGATACGCTAGAATTAATGCGAACGCACGGAGCCATTGGTGCACATGGGCCCAATATCGTCAATGTCTTTAAGCATTTCCGCGATGAATTTCGTCTGGCGATTTCGGGGAAAGATGCACAACTCACCGAGGGGTATGCCAATTATACTTCAGCCCAGATGAAAAAGATGGAAGTTCTTTATGACCAGATCATCTCAGATGCGCTCACTGTGATGGGGGATGCCATTGCCAACCGAGCACCCCGCACCAAGAAAATTAAGTCTCCTGAAAAGCAAGTTAAGTCCCTAAAGTTCTCAGAAGAAGATCCTGAACTCCATATCAAGTCCATCCCTCCCACTCGTATAGTTGGCGCAGAAGGTCTCTGGTCCTATCATCGTCCCACTCGCATGTTGAGCTACTACGTGGCGGATGATGCCTCAGGCTTGGGAGTCAAGGGCTGTACACTCACCAATTATTCCAAGACTAAATCCCGCACCAAGAAACTTCGCAAGCCCGAAGAGATATTACCCCAGATCTTATCGGGTGGGAAATTGTATCTGAGGAAGATCATGGATTCACTGACTACGAAGGATGCCAAAGTGACTGGACGACTAAATAGTGAAACCTTATTAGTGAGGGCAATAGTATAATCATGATACTCGTGGATTTCAGCAATCTTGCATACGCCTGTATATTGGAAAATCTGGCTACAACTAAGAAAACTCAGGCCGATATTACTATTGTACGGCAAATGTTGTTATTCTCATTGCGCTCTAATGTGAAGAGATTCAAGCGCGAATATGGTGAGGTAGTGATATGTTATGACGCCGACACTTACTGGCGCACGGACATATTCCCCCACTATAAATATAAGCGCAAAAAGGATCGGGAGAATTCGGCGCTCAACTGGGCCTCCATCCACACATGTCTCGATGCGCTCAAGGCGGAATTCAAAGCGAATCTCATGTATAAGGTGCTTTCGGTTGAGAGATGCGAGGCCGACGACATTATTGGGTATCTTTCGCATGTTCATGGGCCCACGTCAAAGATCATGATTATCTCTGGCGACAAGGATTTCGCACAACTTCAAGTCCATGCTCACGTCCATCAGTATTCACCAACACTCAAGAAATTGATCCGAGATGAATTCCCAAAGATTACACTCAAGCAACAGATCATCCGTGGTGATTTTGGAGATGGGGTGCCTAACATACTTTCACCAGATGATGTGTTTGTGGTGGGTGGGCGACAGAAGCCCATCATGGAGAAGAAGTTAATCGGTTGGCTCAATATGCCAATCGAGTCCTTCTGTACAGAAGGCGAGATGCTAAAGAATTTCAAGCGCAATGAGATTTTGATTGACCTGCGGAATATTCCAGTGGAAGTCAAACAGCGAATAGGCTATGCCTACGAGACCACCAATCCAGCCGGTCGTGGTGCCTTCTTGAATTACCTGATAATGAGTGGGTTGAAGGATCTAGCCGCGTCGGTAGAAGATTTTTAATGGCAGTTTAACAGTTCCACGAAGGAGAATTATGAACTATGCGTCCGTGTTATTCAGTGAGATATTTCAAGAGTTTGACAAAGTAAAGAACCGCGAACAACGCATTGCCGTATTGCAGAAATATGGACAAAACCCCTGGTTTAGGGAATTTCTTAATTATGCGTTCAACCCCAGGATCATCTTTGACATCATAAAGATCCCCACCTATAAGGCAGCAGTGGAACCCGCAGGCTTATGCTATTCCACTCTCAGTAATGAGATGCGTCGGCTCTACATTTTTATTTTGGGACACCCGAAACGCACAGCCAAGCTGGACGCAAAAAAGGAAGAGCGTATCCTCAGTGTATTACTGGGATCGATTCATAAAGACGAAGCCGCCTTGCTGGTGAAGTGCTTCAAGAAGGATCTGGGTGTGAAGTATCTCACTCCATCCCTGGTGAAGGAAGCATTTCCCAAGATGCCTTTCGTCCTGGAAGTTGAGCCTCCTGTCGTGAAAGATGCGTTTGGACATATCACGAAGGAAGTGGTTGATGGAAGTCTTCATGTGAAAAAGATTAAAACCACGGGCGCAACCATAAAGGTGTAATCATGGATACTATTGAAGTGAAGTTGGTGAAGTTAAATGATG